TTATCGAATATTTTTTTGAAAATCTGGCAGGCCTTTTACATTTCGGATATGGATAGCATTCTTTAGCTTATTCCCCATTCCAGTTCCATAATAAAGTTGTTCCCATTTTGTCTTAGCTGTGTGGCATTTGCTACAAGCTATTGCAATGTTAGCTAAGTTAGTCCTATTCTCAGGCTCGACCTCATAAGGGACGATGTGGTCTCCTATGTTACCAGTTTTAACTCGCTTATGATTCAAACAATACTGACATAAATAGTTGTCACGTCTTAGTGCAATCTCTCTTATTGAGCGCCATTGTTTGCCTTGATAGAACTTATGTTGCTCTGCTTTAAATGGATCTTTACTTCTCATTCGATCATAATCTTTGTATCGTTTAGTATTATCAGTACGATTAGTCCATCGCTCTCTGCTTGCTTGATATGCTGCTTCTTTATCAGCGTGCTTAGTACAATAGTGTAGTGGTCTAATAACCACAGCGTGGCAGTTAGGCTCACGACAGCGTCCAGTCATTGGCATTCTATTTCCTCTTTTCTATCTATCCCATTCATTGTTTCTGTTGCTCTAGTGATAATCTCTTTCACTTGCTTACGGGTTGGGTTGGTATGATTTCTAACAGTACGTTCGCTTATCGAGTAACGACTTGCGACTTCTGATAGTGTTAAGCCTTTCATGTATCTAAGCCTGATCATCTCTATCTCATCCTCACTCAATGAATCAAACAGCTCTGTCATTGCATTCAATACAATGCGCTGTGGTGTGAGGTTGTCTGTGCTGTCTATCCTATCCGTTAAGCGTTTCATCCCGCCCGTAAAATAAAGCCTAATATTGAATTTAACTTCATTCATCATGTCATCCCTCTTAAACAAAAAAGTACCTCCACAATTAGAGATACTTTCCTGAACTTATTATACCACTGCCCATCTCTGGGACTTATGATAGTTCTATTATATCATGCTTTGGCTATAATTTCTTTAGCTTCCTTCATGAGTTTACCTATCTTTGAAGTAATCTGATAAGCGGAAAGTCCTGTCCGTTTTGTAGTCTCTGCAATACTTAATAGTTCAACGTACCTCAAACATAGTAATGCTATGCTGTCAGTATCTGCGGTATCAAATATTTCATCAAGATTATTTAATAGTTTAAGAAGTCTTGGTAAGTTACCTGCTTCAGCTTTTGTCTTTTCAATATAAGACTGCCTGCTTTGAGCGCTTAAGTATAATGTTCCTCTAAGATACCACCTTACAACATCTTTAGGCCTTCCCCAATAATATCTGATTGTCATATATTTATCCGTCATGATTCCTTTATAATAACAAGAAAGCCTGATACTTATAGGCTTTCTCAGCTCGAAATTATGGATGATTAAACTCTTATCGGCGTGGAGTATAATAGCCAGGATAATTTGTGATCAGCCCGTCATCAAGCAAATATTCCATCAATTCATGTTGAAAAGTAGAACTAATCAACTGAGCCATTCTAAAGTAATAAAAGTTTTTGGCTTCAACTAACGGATGGAGGGCATTACCAACGGACTGATCATAATTGTTTTCTTTCAGATAATCCACAATCTCAATGGCTTTATTTCGAGCTTCTTCCACTTCTTTACCATAAGCTTTTAATTTTCGTTTTAAAGTATTATCAATTAATCCCTCAATTAATTGAGATTCTGTTGGGCTCAAGTATTCTTGTGAGCGATTAGCCTCAGTTTTAATGGCATAATTGGTTTCTTCATTATTCCAAAATTGACGAAGCGCTTCTTTTTGCTTGGTAAGATGTTCCGTCAGTTCATCAAGTAAAACACGAGCATCTCGTTCTTTAGCCATTTGTGCAAGAGTCGCATCAATATCAGGCTGTTGTTTATCTACTTTCATATTCTCAAGTTTTGTGCTTAACTCATTGACTAAGGCTTGCGTTTTTTCAACGGCTTGAACCAGAGGAAGCGATTGTGCTTTTAATTCTTTTGTTTTTTCTTCAATATGACGAATGTCCATTCTTTTTTCTCCTTATGATTGGTTGGTAGTTGTAGGTGTAGCTGCAGTATGAATGTTTCCCTTTTGATCTGAGATCGCTGTAAACGAACCTGCCACAAAGGCTTCTGTATCCGTGAGTTGAACATCAAAGCGGTCAATCACACGAATTTTAGTTGTATCCGTTTCAAATGCACCTCCCCCAATATTGGTTGGGAGTAGTGACAGGTTTTCACGGTCAAACAATGTCATGGCTTGTTTAAAGTCGCCATAATAGAGCGGATAAAGCGGACTGCTTGCTTCTCCACCACTTGGAAGCCAATGATCGCTGATTTCAACGACTCGTTTTCCTTTGATTAAATAACGATCAGGTTGAACGGGGTCAGGTTGTAACAAATAATTCCCTAGCGCATCTTTAACTAAAGTAAGTTGATTGAGTCCGCTCGTGTTGGTAATTAAAATAGAAGTTGCTTTAATTGCTGGATCGACTGCCGTATTAATCATAGTGATAATATCATCAAAAGTAGAGAGGGCTGGTTTTTTAGGAGCTGCTTGCATGAGTGAGATGATTTCTTTATTACGAGAAACAACGACTTTCTTCGCAATCCAACCCGTCAACCATGACATAATGTTTTCAGCACTATCTTTAAGTAGGGAGTTGGTCGCTGTTGTGATCCCTCCGTAGCGTCCAATCTGATACTTAACAAGTTTAAGATTGGGATCGTCATTTGCCCCAATGGTTTCATCCTCGCTATCGAGTTTTGTAAGTGGGGTAATATTTGTCCATTTCTCATAAACACGAGAACCTGATGCAGTGGTTACATTTTCAACATTGACATATTGCTCCATCACATCATACTGACGCTTTAAGACATTAATGGAAGTTCTTAGATCTTGTGGGATGGTTAAGCCAGCCGCTTCGCCTGATTCATCCTTAGAGGAAGTGACTAGATTTGTGATTTTAGAATCGCCTCTCATTAAGGCTTTGAAATCTGAAATGAAAGATTGATCGGTTTGGTTTTCTCCATTTCCTAAGGGAAGTTGTCCGCTTGAGCGAAGATGAGCAACTTGCGTCGCTTGTGCTTCGACGACTTGATTTCGAAGTGCATCACAACGAGCTTGTGCATTATCTCTCTTTGCGGTTAAATCTCTTAGGGTTTGAGCTGAAAAGTTTTCATTTTTGAGCATTTGATTGATTTTATCATTATAATTTTCTACTTTTTCGCCTGCTTCAATCCACAGCTCATTAAGTGTATTCAGTGTTTGATTCATTGTATTGATTCCTTATTTTCTATTAGTGAATATATCTTATCATCGGAAATACAGATAAAGCCTGTAACTCCTTGTGTTCATTGCGTTAATTGCTCTTTTTATAACTGAATTAAAACAACTGCTTTTGTTGGAGACCTTGCTCTCATTTTTACTCCTTTCTTATTCTTCTAATTCAAAGCCGATTAATTCTGCAATATTATCCAAAGCGTTGATATTCATATCAGCCAAATCTTTCGCTGTGATGACTGTACCGTCTGTGAACCGTGGCACTTCGTGGATATCCTCTTTAAACATGGAATGATTGAGTGCATGCAAGTCTTGGAGCTGTGCTTTGAGTGCAAGCTCTTTATCAGCGGTTGATGGACTAAAGCCAATTTCAGGAATGCCTAGCAAGTAAGCCAAAACATCTAATTCAACCGCTAGGGTATCAGCTAAGTCGTCTATACTTCCCTGACGCTCAAAGACCGCTTCTTTTGCGTTCATTAACACACGTTTGATGGTGGTGTTAAATTCTTTTGGCTCATTATTTTCTCCTATTTTTTAGGGGGCATTTGATTTCATGGGGGCATTTATTAATGCCCCCTGAAAAGCTCAATAGTACCAACGTTTAACAAGTTTTGAAAGCGATATTTTCAAAGGGGGCATTTACTTTGAAAACTTTACTATGTGTCCGTGATAAGCAAGTCCTTTTTATAATTAACACTAACTATTATTTTACTAAGATATAAATGCCCTAATGCCCCTTAGTATATCTAAACCCTTATATAATAAGGGGTTTCGAAGGGGGCATTTATGGGGGGCATTTTAATTTTAGGGGCATTTAATTTGCCCCCCTATTTTCTTTTATAACCCCTTGTCCCCTTCCGTTTAGATTTTTGCCAGCCATTCTTATTATTCATCGAGTTCTTGAACTTAGAAACTATTTTTGCACTTCCCTTACCAGTCTCAATCCCCATTGCTTCCCAATAGAAATAAGTAGCCGTCACAAATTCTCTTGGTTTAATTTCCCCTCTAAACTCATGTTTAGGTGTTTCTCCAGATTGAAGAACAAAACCAATATAGGCTCTCCGCTCGTGCATCCTTGTATTATTTCCTTGTACTTTATAGAAATCTGTAGGAATCGGAATTTCAAGATACTGTTCAAGTAATTCTTCTTGTTCATCAAAATATTCATAATCTGACCGTTCCAAATTGAGTTGCTTTTCTTCTTCCTCTGAGAGTTTAAAGCTGAACCCTTTCTTGTAGTAGTGAACCATCTCGCCCCAAACTTGGCGGACTGTGGCATCATCTAAATCAGAAACAGGATGATATTTTTGTAACTCTTTTGAACAATGAACGGGAAGAAATCGCCTTGCCCCTGTTCTGTCTTTCTGATATTCTTCATGGTTGGTTGTCCGAGCAATGACAAAGTTTTTGGCATAATTTTCTACCTTTGTGCCATAGGGCGCCCTGAAAGACAAAACTGTTTGAGTGATAAACTTCTTTAAATCCGCAAAGGGTATTTTGTTACTGATTGCCATTTCATCATCATTCACAATCAAAGCACGTAACATCATGACTAACTGGTCTTTATCATCAAAATTTTTCATTGAATCTGTGTACCACCCTTGCCCCATCTTAGTAAGAAAGGTCGTCTTTCCAGAGCCTTGGCCTCCTACCAAATCCAAAACAAAGTCAAACTTATCATGAGGACGATAAACCTTACTGACAGCCCCAACAAAAAACAGTTTGGTCATTCGTTCGGTTAAATCACTTTCTTTCGCCCCCAAATAATCAGGAAACAGACTTCTTGCACGTTTGACCTTATCCCAATTTTTGTAACAGTCTTCCATGAACTCTTGAACAGGATTGTATTTATTTTCGTAAGCAATTTTATTAATCACATTGACTAATAGCCGACTATCAAATAAAACATCATACTTTTCTTCAAAATGTTCAAGAATAGCCGTAATATAAACCTCTTTTAAGCCATCATTCTCAATCTCTACTCCTTTCAACTTGAAAGGGGTTCTGATTTCTATTTCTTGTGTAAAAGAATTAAACACAAATTGATTTTTTAAAATGTTGTCATTTTCTATGGCGATTCTTATGTTTTTTAAAGAATTTACTTTGGGTTTACCATACTGATTGACGGCGAAATTTTCAGCTTCAAATTTAACTTTAACGATTTTATCGCTCTGAGCCGGTTTTTGTTCTGGCTTCTTACTCTCTGCTTTTGCTTTTTCTTCCTCGTAGCTGTTAATCATATTTTGAAAATCATCATCTACATTAGTCACTCAACACCTCCCTTTCTTTTTCATCAAAATATTCATCCGCAAGACTTATAAAATCAGCGAGTAAGGCTTTTTTCTGAGTTCCGTCACAAGTCGCTTCAATTTCTGAAACAGCCCACATCATGAGATATTTATAGTTATAGCCGTGCTTCTTTCCTAAAATAATAAACTTCATCATGTTCTTACTATTCAAGAAGCCCTGGTGCATCACGATTTCATCTTTGAATTTCTCGAAGGCATTTTGTCGATAAACTGTAGCGACTTTTTCAGATTCGTCACGCTGCAGCTTATTAAGAAATTTCATAAATTTATTTGATGGATGCGCTGGATGTTTATAATGCACTTTTTTATAGCCTAGTTCTTGATACTTTGAGGTTAGAAAGTTGAAAATCTCCCAGTGTTGACTCACGCTGATATCAAGTACTGAATCAAAATGACCACTAAAACTCATATTATTGGGGACAAGATAAACATATTGATAGAAATCTTCTTTTTCCAAAATCAGTGTCTCTCCTGCCCCTTTCATTAGTTTTTTAGCTACTATTTTGTTTAAACGAATCGTTAGAAACTCCATAATGTCTCCTAATCAATCATTTTATCAAGCCATTCCAAATCGGCACGCCTGTAGCCTGAAACAGCATCATGAATCGAAAATCCCATTTCTTCTTTTTTAGTGATTCCTGCCGTGCGTTCAGCTTCATCAGTTGGGATAAAATAGCCTAATCCGTCAATCGTACCAATGGCACAACGTTTCTTTTGTAAGCTAGAAATTCGCGATTGCAACGTTCGTAAATCAACATTCAAAGATTGAGCCAATACTTCGCCTCTGATTGCTCTATCAATCCCCTTATGGTCTGCCAGCATTTTAATAATGTTTTGATCAAGCTTTTGTAGTTCTCTTAATTTCATGATTTCCCCTCCGCTTCGTCATAAGTTCCCCACATAGAAATAATGGTCTTTATAAAACTCTCTATATCTGTGCTTTGTCTTGCATCAGCTATCAATACATTAAGTAAGATACTGACTGCTTCAAGATCTGATATTTCATCAAACTGTGGTGTAACTGCGAGTAAATCTTCGCCTTTGTATAAGGCTTCAATTGTAATGGCTTTTATTTCAGTATCTGGTTGAGCTTTCATCATTTCGTAAGCTTTCCCGCTCTCCATAAATTCAGAAAGTGCTTGATGTTCATCATCACTCAAATTTTTTAATGTCATTTTTTATTTTCCTTTATCTTTAATTTCATCACAGCCAGTTGCTTACCTAAAATCGATACTGTTTCCGTACATAAGTTGCTTTTCACTCCGCTAGGTAAGATAATACCTGTACTCGCTTCAAACTGCTGTATCAAGTCATATTTGACCGCTCGTGCATTGCAAATTAACTTAAATGCGTGTTTCCCTACTGGTCGGAAACCTTGGCCAATTTTTCTAACTTCGGTATAACCTTGATATTTTTCTATCATTGACCACCTCTACTCTGCCAACTGATCCATGAGCTGCTCAAGTTGTTTCTTTGAGACCCAAACAGTCTTGTCATTTTCTTCAAGGATAACCTCACGTAAGCCAGCAACAACCAGCTTCTTATAATAAGCTTCATTAATTGAGAGTTCACGTTTTAAATCAGCTTTTTTCTTATAGGGAAATTCCCGACTTTGTTCAACTTTTGCTTCAACTAACTTATCAACACGACTTAAAACAGAAAGAGTCAGTTCTTGTTCTGCTTCAATTGATAAAATACTCATGCTTTATCTCCGTTCTCTGAAAATAACCCATTTCTAAAAATCTGTAAACTTACCAAATCAGGTTGTTTCTGTCCGAAAACTTTAGAAAAAGGCAATGGAGCAATCGCAAAACATTCAGCTTGTCCGTTGATACTAATTGCTAGCGGTGCATTATCGTCATAACGTTCAAGAGAAGTTACAAGCGCTTTTAAATCTGATATTGTGTTAATTTTCATTCTTTACCTTTCAAAATATTTTTTACTTTTTCGTCAAAGTCGGATTGTTCGCCTAAAAAAATGTATTTTACTGAAAGCCCGTATATTTCAGATAATCTATACATTTCTTCAATTGTTATAAAACTACTGTCTTGTTCTAGTTCGGTAATACGTTCACTAGAAAGCTTTGTTTTTCTTGAAACTTGTCTCAATGATAAGCGGTTAAGTTCTCGCAAGTCTTTCAATGTGTATCTTGAAGCGAATTTCATGCCACACCTCCGCTTATCTTTTCTACTTGAATATCATTTTCTAAAGTAGTGAAAGTGACTACCGATTGACCGTCAAACAAGCGATATACGTACTCATTAAGTTGGATAAAGTGGCGTGCTTTGGCTTTTAATAAGTCCATAAGATCGAAAGCGATTGAATCGTCAAGGATATAAGTTTCTTTATTTACTGGTTTTTTCATCTTGTGTAACCTCTCTTTTTAGTGTAAAATAGAGAGTAGAAAAGCTTTACTAGGGCATTTCTACTCATGTTGCTTAAAATCCCGCTGGTCGCCAAACTTTAGGGATTTTTTTGTCGTCATTTTTCAATTCTTTTTATTATTTCCTCTTTTCTACTGACAACTGCCAGACCTCTTGCCGTTTTAAAATGGCTTTTTTCTTGGTTCTCTATTACAGCGCACGGCAAATGCTATTTTTATGTTAGGACATGCAGTTTATAGCCATTTCTTGGGCTGTAGTATCATCTACCAATACTTGCAACAGATGGATAGTTGCGTAAGCACATTACGGAAAGCTAGGAAATCCGTGCTGTTTGTTCTTGGTTTAATAATATTAATAGTCTTTTGCAAGCCATTCAGTAATACGTCCATACGTGCTTTGATGTACTTTTTCGTTACGTGCTGGGCTTTCAAGCCGTCCATAGGTAAGACGATTAATACCAAGCTGGTCGGCTGCTTCGCCTTTGGTTAAGTTCAATACGCCTCGCTTTTTGCGTAAAGCTGTTTTAATTTCTTGTGTTAAGTACAAAATGATAACCTCTCTTTCTTTTTCCTCAAACTGAGGATAAAGTTATTATAATTCCTTTTTCTGAGGAAGTCAAGAGGAATTACTCAATTTGAGGAAAAAATATTGATTTATTTAACTTTTTGTTTTATAATCGCAATGAAAGGAGTTTATT